GCCGGCGCGATACGGCGCGGCGGCAGCCTTCAGCAGCCGCAGCGGCGTCTGGCCGTCGGGTCCGACAAGTTCCGGCGGCATGCGTCAGCCTCCGAAGATCGGAAAGATCGGACCGGTGACGCCCGTCGGCAGGCCGAGCTGCCGGCGCAGACTCACGATGTAGCTTTCCAGTGCCGCCAGGTTCGTCTTGTCATAGGTCACCGACTTGCCCGACGCGGCCGATACGGAGATCTCCTTCGTCCCCGTCAGGATCCTGTGACGCGCGGCCTCGGCTTCCGTCAGCATGTCCTGCAGCGTCGCCATGGTTCCCTCACCCCAAGATCAGTGGTTCTTCGACGGACGGCGCCGACGGCTGTCCGATCGGCACATGCTGGCGAACGGCGTTCGCCGGCGGGCCGGCGGCCGGCACCGGCGGATCCGGCAGCTGGGGCGTGTCGAACAGCGAGCGCTGTTCTTCGGCCCGCCGGATCCAGTAGCGCCTCAGCCACTCCCATTCGGACGGCGACTTCGTCGACATGCCGAGCTTTTCCGCCAGCGCGTAGGCATAGACCGTGCAATCCAGCAGGTGATTGTCGGCCTCGACCTGGTGCCAGCCGCGCGTCACCTTGCCGGTCTTGCGGTGCCGCTGTTCGGCGAACACTTCGGCCAGCAGTTGCTTGAAGTCGTCTTCGGTCCAGTCCTGGTTGAAGTGCTGGTAGCTCGCCGGATAGTCGATCGCGTCTTCCGGCTTCTTCACCGCCAGCGCGCCATAGTGCCGGCGCTTCGCACTCCACGTTCCGACCGGATAGGTCTTCGGTCCCTTGCGGCGCGCCCGGCCGCGCTCGCTGAATTCCCGGGCCGTCGGCCGGTTGGTCCAGAGCGGCTGCTTCCAGCCGTCTTCGCCGCGCAGCGGATAGCAGTTAAGTCGCGTCTTGCAGAACTCGACGACGACTTCGGTTTCGTAGTTCGCGTCGATGCCGCAGGCGTCATAGCCGCGATCGTTGCCGAGCCGATCGCGGAACTTCTTCCGCATCAGCTGGTCGAACTTGCGGAAGGCGGATCCACCGACAGTGCCGGTGTCGCCGTCGACATAGCCGTGCTCCAGCCCCCACTGCTGACGATCCTGCGCCCAGCCGATGAAGCGATACCAGATGCCGGTCGCCTGGACGTCGGCCGTCAGCGTGATCAGCAGCACGCCCTCAGGAACGGTGCCCTGCTCCCAGGTCTCGCGGCGCGCGACCAGCTCTTCGACCTTCGGTCGATCGCCGGCTTCGTCCCACGGCTCGCCCAGCTGCAGGTTCACGAAGGTCTTCAGCTTCTCCGGATCGCCCTGCGCCTCGTGCCACTTCGCCGCGATGTGGTCCCAGGTCGTGAACGGACTGATCAGCGAATTCAGGTGATACGACGGCTCACGCCCCGGGAATGGCATCGCGTGGATCCAGCGGCCGCGGGCGTTCATGCCCTCCAGCTGCCAGTGTTCGATCACGCAGCCGTGCGCGCGGCAGATGTAGTGCGCGCGGTACGGCGCCTCGCTGTTGAACTTCAGCCCCCAGTCCAGGTCCCTGCCGCCGAACTCGAGTACCTGCTCGACGTCACAGGTCGGACACGGCACATGCCAGCGCCCCTGCGTGCCGGCAATGAACTGTTTGTAGACGCGCGACACCGACTTCACCGTCGGCGTCGAGATGTTCAGTTCCTTGTCCTGGCCGCTCTTTTCGAACGACGTCTTGCGCGCGCGGGCCATTTCCACCGGATCGCCCTGGCCGGCGATCGACAGCGGGAATTCGTCGACGTCGTCCAGGATGACGTTCTTGATCGACTTCTGCCGCAGGCCGGCGGCCGAATTCGCCCCGGTCATCACGACGCTGCCGCCCGGGAACAGCTTGCGCTTCAGCGTGCTGCCGTCACGGCCGCGCGACACGACGCTGCGGACCTTGCGCGCAATCCGCGGAGTCGCATCGATCGTCGGTTCGAACTTTTCTACCGTCCAGTCGCGGGCCGCTTCGACCGTCGGATGCACGACCAGCGTCGGCCCCGGGTTCACATCGATGATCCAGCCCAGCACGTTGCTGATGCCTTCGGATCCCGAAACCTGCACGCTTTTCATCAGCGTGATCCGCTTCGCCGGATCCGCCGGCGCCATGCGGTCCATGATCTCGACCAGGAACGGCGTGCGCGTGTTGTCCCACTTGCCGGGATGCGCCGACGTCCCTTCCGCAACGACGCGATATTTCTGCGCCCACTCGCTCGGGCGAATGTCCGGATCCCGCCGCAGGCCGCGGCGCCAGGCCGCGCGAACCGCACGGCGCGCCGATGCGAGCCCAGGCAGAAGCTTACGCCACTGGGGCGGCGTCAGTTGGGCCAGTGTCTCCGTCGACGGACTGTTCATCTTCGTCGAACTCATCGTCGTCCTGGAGCGCCAGGGTCGACTCGAAATGGTTGAAGGCTTCGCGGCTGCGTTCGGACAGCCAGACGCGCCATTCGGATTCGGTGCGCGGCTGCGCGGCGAACGCGTAGGCTGCTGAGGCCTTGTCGCCCAGGTAGGCCGTCACTGCGTCGCGCGTCTGGCGCGCCATCGTCGTCTGTTCTTCCTCGACGATGGACCGCAGCACCAGCCGCCCTTCGTCTTCGCCGATCTGACGCGTCAGCCGGCGATTGCGCAGCTGACGTTCGGTGACCTGCTCCTGCAGCAGCGTCTTGTCGCCGCCGCCCGATCCGACCGAACGGCGTTCGCCGGCGGTGTCGTCCTGGTCGTCGTCGACCTGGTCATCGGCGCCGACCGGCTGGTCGACAGCGATGTCCAGGTCCGGCTGCTTTGCCGGCGGGGCGACGGGCTCGCCCTGGCGCCGCATCAACGGATTGATGTTCGGTTCGTAGGCCTGCCGCACCTGGTCGACGTCGAACAGCGGCGCGCCATTCTTGTCGCGATCGGCGACCGGGATCTTCCCGGCCTCGGCATGCTTGCTGATCGTGCCCTTCGACTTCTTCAGCTGTCGGGCCAGTTCGGACACGCCGACCAGATCGGCCATTGCGCCCTCGCGATCGTTGCCGGCGTTTCGATGGAATCGTTTCCGTTTCCAAGCCGGGAAACGTCGGCCGTTTCGTCAAATATTTGAGTCGGTTACTACAAAACCAAAGCGGTGCGCGTTACCCGCATCCAGCCACCGGCCCGGAAGGACCCGCGAAGGCCGGGGGCCCCTCGTGCGGCCCGACTTTCGACGGGGCTCGCTGCAGCGACGTCGATCAGGCCTCGGGAGCAACCTCAGACGCTGCGGCCTTCGGGATGATCCGCCAGCCAGAGGCCTGCACGATGATGTCGACGTCGTCGGCGCCGTGCGATGCGAGCGCTTCGCTGGCATTGCCGCGGCAGTTCTGTTCGTCAGCCGTCAGGCCGTCGAGTGCATCGAGTGCCGCCTTGACGACGTTCGCCGGGCCGGCCTGCCTGAAGTTCAACGCCATGATCTGTTCCCTTTCGGATCGCCCCATCAGCCACGGTGACCCATGGCAGCAGACAGGGCTTCGACGAAGTTCGTGCCGAAGCGCTGCTGCACGGTGTTAGACGTCGTGCCCTTGAAGCCGAACGCGGGCTTCACCTTCACGCCGCGCTTCAGCCAGTAAAGCACCTGCACCGGATAACGCTCTTTGCCGACGCGCCGCAGGATGCCGGCCCCCATCGATGTCTTGACCAGGAAGATCTTCGGCTTGCCGCGCAGTGCGCCGGGCCGCTGACCTTTCGGAATGATGCCGCGCTTGTTGCGCCTGGCGTCCTTCGGCACGGCGACGCGGCTGTGATCGCGCGCCTTCTTCGTGCCGCCTTCCTCCTGCCGCTTCATGAACGGTTCCAGCGAACCGACGATCGCCATCGGCGTCGCCTTCGTGGCCGGCGTGATGCGGATCCCCGACGACACCCAGTTGTTCCGGAGCGTGAACTTCTTCGGCAGGTCTTCCCTGACGTCGCCCTGGGCATCGGCGGCCGTCATGGTCAGCGCCCGGGCGATCGCGAAGGGCACATGCCGCTGTGCCGCCGTATCTATGTTCTTAATGAACCGATCGATGTCGCTGATCACGCGGATCCGCATCGTCGGGCCTGAAGTCTATGGGTTGTAGGGTGTCCCGCGCGCAGTGCGCCATGGATAGCCGTTTTTATGACTCCAAAGCGTCCCGCGTGTCCCGGTTATTTTATTGCTTTTTGGAGGTGTGGGTAATCCACGCTTCGCGGGTCAGGTCGTCGATCGGCTCGCCGGCCTCGTTCCAGATCTCGGCCATCAGCGTCGTGAGCGTCCGATAGCGGCGGTGCACCGCCGACTTCGACAGGGCCTGACCATAGCCGCGGCGGGCCAGGTGCTGCGTGACCGTGGCGATCGAGCGGACACTTTGGCCGCACATGATGCCCATCAGCACGGCCCTGTCGGATGCCGCAAAGGCGTTGATGCGATCATGCGTCCAGTCCATGCGCAACTCCTGCGCAGGCGTCAGCGGCTTGTTCAGCGGCGACGGCGACTGGGGCTGCAGCGCCGTCAGGAACGACCGGACGTCGGGCGGCAGCCGCGGCGCGGGCAGCTGTCTCCACAGAGCCGCGACGGTGACCAGCCGGCAATGCACCAGGTCGAACGTCCAGACGATCGGCGGGGTATCGCCGATCGCTTCAGGCTCGAATGCAGCAGCGTCATCAGCCGCCGGCTGCAGCGACGGCGGATCGACGAAGACGGCCGTGCGCTCGCTCAGCAGCAGCGGCACCTTTCCGTCGGGGCGGGCCTCGTAACGCTGTTTTTCGGACCGTCCCGCTCCGTCCCGCTGCCGTCCCGCCGTCCGTCCCGCCTCATTCATCTCTATTTTCCTTAACTAAATAAAGAAACGGGACACCGGGACGGCGTTCGGACGTGCACGCTCGCGCGCGCGCCCGGGCGCAGGAGTCCTGTCGCCGCCAAGCCGTCCCGGAGTCACGGTTTGCCCTTCGTGGCCGAAGCCATCGGGCTTTTCGGGCGGGACGGCGGGCGGGACTCCTGCC